CGCCACGCCGGTACCGGTGGTGAAGCGCTGGTTGGTGATGCGGCCCAAACGCTGCTGAATACGCGTGCGCAAAAACGCCTCGATATCAATCGAAGAATCTTGCAGCAGCTCGATCGGGCAGCCGATGTCTTTGCTGCCGAACTTGTAGACGTTCAGCGGCGCGGTGCCGAAGGTCGGGTCTTGATTGGTGGAAGTTATATTTTCCGCGATCTGCTCGCCGATTTCGTTGGTGCCGTCACTCGTTGGGAACGACAACGGATTGCCGGCCGCCGTGCGAAACACTTCACCCGCCTCCCGCATGCCGCCAAACGCCTTAAGGGCGTCGGCCAAATCGGCGGCGATGTCGGTTTGCACCGTGAAGCCGCCCTGCGTGGTGGTGGTGGTGGACATGGTGTTGCGGATGAGACCCCACTCTTGCGCTGCAACTGCGGTATCGCCGCCGCGCAGCCATTTGTCGTAAATGGCGTGCACCTCATCGGAGATTTTTTTGCTACCCGCCTTGGCCTTGGCGATTTCGCGCGCGGCTTCGGGGAATGCTTGGTCAGCCTGCAGATCAAGAATTTTCTGAATGCGCGAAATCGCGGCATCGGTACGCTCGATGTCGGCGATGTTGTTGTCGTATTCTTTTTGCCTACCATCATCCCATTTGTCGCCGGGATTGTTGGCCATGAGCGCGTGCGTCTGCTTGCTGATTTCGTTGCGGCGCTCCCGCAGAGCTTGGATCGATTCCATTTGGTTCTCCTTGTGGTTTTAAAATAAAAAGGCCTCGACGGTTTCCCGGCGAGGCCCTATCGGCCAGCGTGCTGCGAGAGCTTCTAGGCGGCGATTTGGTCGTACAGCTTGAGTTTGCGTTCCAGCGCTGCGCGGTCGTACGCGGGCGGCTTGGGCTTGGGTGTTTCGAGTAGCGCTTTCGGTACTTTGTCATACGCGGAAAGGTTCCACGCGTTTTTCGTGCCGCCGTTTTGCTCTACCGCCACCAGCGTGTCTGCGAGCTTTGCGGCAATGGCTTCCTGCGCGGTAAACCAGGTTTCTTCAGCCATCCAGCCGCTCACCGTTGCTTGGTCGGCACCGGTCTTTTTCATGTAATCCTGCTCGATGGTGCCGTCGATTTTGTCGAGTAAATCGGCCACGCCGCGCATGTCGACACTGTTACCCATGGCGATAGTCCAGGCCTTGTGCGTCATCATGAATGCGCCGTCGGCAATGCGAACCTCACTGGCCGAGGTGGCGATGTAGGTGGCAGCGGACGCCGCCAGACCATCCACGTGGGCTACGATGGTGGACGCATGCTGGCGGATGGCGGTGGCGATGGCGCGCGCCTCGAACACGTCGCCACCTGGGGAATCGATCCGCACGTGGATGACGGATGCGGTGATCGCCATCAGCGCTTTGACGAACATCTCGGCGCTGATGCCGAAGTATTTGTCGATGACGTCATACAGGTAAATGGTGGCCTCGTCACCCTGCGCCTTGACATTGAACTGGCGCGGCACTTCCATGTTGGCGCGGATCAGGTTAAGCAGCTTGTTTTGCATTTGCGTTCGCTCCAGGCGGTTCGTACAGTTTGTCGCCGCCGGGAATCGGCGGGTAGTTATCCAATTTTCTGATTTCATCTGCGGTGAGCCAGCCCGGACCCTCGCTGCCGCCGAGCGCTTTGCGGTAAAACTCGCCGCGGGCCTTCAAGTCGCCGCGCGCGAGTGCGGCGACATTGAATTCGCTGTAGTTCGCTGCGGTGCGAAATATTTTGCGGTTGACTTCTTGCTCTATACGCTTGAGCGTGCGCTGAAGGGTGAATGTGACAAAGCCCTGCCCCATGTGCTCGACGCCGGTGCCCCAGCTTGAGGTTTTTTCGGTTTCGCCCACCATAAACGGCGGCACGCCGAACGCGCGGCAGATGTCGCTGACGCTGAATTTTCGCTGCTCCATGAGCTGCGAATCTTCGGCTGTAATGGATAGCACTTCGACCTTCGCGCCGCTGGCGAGCACCATGGGCATACGGTTGTCGGCTGGGCTTAAGCGGCGCTCGGCCCACTGCTGCCGGAGCTGCTCGATCTGCTCTTTACTGACCGGGGCCGGATACGATATGACATGGTGCGGGCGCGCGCCGTTGGCGAAGAAGTTCGTGGCATATTGATCAGTGCCCAGCGACGACGATATCGACTGCCGCGCCGCCCACTGGATCACGGACATGCAGCGGACGCCGTTGAAGCCGAAGCCGAAAAAATGCAGCATGTCGTCTTGATGCACGCCGAATCTGCCGAGGTACTGGTCGTCCACGACGTATTGCAGCGAGTTGCGGTTGCGCACCACGGTTACCGACAGCGGTGACAACGGCAACACTTCGGTGACGTTGCCGTTGCGGCCCCGAACCATCAGGGCGAAGCCATCGCCGTGCAGACAGATGGACGCAATGATGTATTCCCAGAACACCGCCGCCGGCATCAGGGGCGAGGGCTGCTCGTTGAATAACCACCAGACGTCCGGCTTGATTTTTTCGCGATCATCGTTCGGTAACCGCTTGTAAAACGATAGCGGAATGGTCGCGACAGCGCCGGCGATCAGGGTGATGCAGGCGTAGACGGTTGCCACTTGCATCGCCGACGCGGGCGTGACCGCCGGGCCGCTGGACGCCGGCGGCAACTGAAATATTTCAGCCATCGCCTGCCGGTCAGACAGCGACCCGGCGTTTTTCACGGCGAGGTGCGACGCCACCCAGTTGCGCAGTTGGTCGATGATCATGCGACGGCCACAAACGCCTGAGTGATGACGTCACTTTGCGTGGGCGCCATGGCGCGGCACATGGCCAGTATCAGCGCAATACCGGGATCGGTTTTTTTATACCGGTTTTGCTTGCGCGGGAACCAGTTGTCGTTTTGATCGGGCTTGACCTCAACGTTGTTAACGCCCCAGGCGGCAACGGGGTCGCCGTCGTGGTGCAGGCGGCCGTCTTTCAACAGGCCGTCGATATATTTCATCGGCGCGGATAAAAATTGCGCCGTGAGCCGCACGGTGAGCACCTCGAATCCCTCGTTTTGTAGGTTGCCGATGATGCCCGGCGCGCCCCACGGGTCGAATGCGGTTTCGAGGTGGTGATACAACTCGGCCTCGGCCAGTATGTCGGCCTCGATGCGCGCCTGGTCGATCATGTTGCCGTCGGTGGCGATGATTTGTCCCGCGGCAAGCCAGCCCTGGTAGTGGCGATTTTCCGGTTCGTTGATGACGTTTTCCGGCAGATAGTGCTTCCAAAATGCGTAGAAGTGATCTTTTCCGTCAATATTCCGCTTGAATATCTTGCAGCGCGAGGTGATGTCGGTGGTGTTTGCCAGATCGACACCCTCGTGAAAACTTTCACCCCTGAAGTCTTCGATCTTGAGTGCTTTGTCGGCGGCGCTCTTCCAGCTTTGCATCGACAGCCACGGGCTTGCCGACGCCACCCATAGGTTTAAGTGCTTGGTCTGAAAAGTTGCCTGCTTGCGCGGGTCGCGGATCGCGTCACGCAACTGCGACAACATGAATTCCTCATCGATCGATACACCGAAGTTCGGGTTGGCTTTCATCACCGCCTCTTCGGTGGTCCAGTCTTCGAGCTTACCATCTTCGTCTTGATCGATGGTGTAGATGATGCCGAAGCGCTGCTCATCTTCGATCAGGCCGTTGAGCACCATCTCCAATTCTTTTTGGTGGGCGTAGCACGGGCCGCTGATGTTGTCCCCAGCGGTGGTGATCACCAGCATCAGAGGCTGTTTGCGCGCGCCCATGCCAGTGCGCATGGTTTCGTAGAGGTCTTCGGTCTGGTGTTCGTGGTATTCGTCGACGATGGCGCAGCTCGGGCTGGCCCCATCACCGGGCTTGCCGATCACCGGCTCGAATTTGCTGTTGGTGTCGACGCTACTGATGTTCGATACACGCACCGTGACGCCGAACCGTTGAATGAACTCGGGCGATTTTTCGGCCATCAGCTTTGCTGGCTTGAAGGTTTCGCCGGCCTGCGCTTCGCTCGTGGCGCCGCTGTAAACCTCGGCGCCGTGCTCTCCGTCGCAGAATGCCATGTAAAGCCCTATGCCAGCAGCGATAGTGCTTTTTGCGTTTTTGCGTGGCACAAACAAATCAGCAATGCGAAATCGTCGCCGGCACGTGTCGCGATCTACCCACCCAAAAATAGACGCGACTACAAACACCTGCCACGGCTCAAGGTGTATGGACTGGCGGTTCGCCGCCCACTCGCCCTTGATGTGCGGCAGCAGTTCGATGAAATGACAAACTCGATCCGCAGGACGGTATTTTTTACCCTCGGTGGTTTCGAGTTCGGGGTTCCACGTGAAACGCCACCCCGCCGCGTCGCGCTGTAGGTCGTTAAGGTGCCGGACACAGGCGAGCCGAACCCACCGACAGGCGAGCACTCGACCGTCGGTTACGTCGCGCGCATATTGCGTCGCGACGCTGGCGTAGTCTTTCATCAGTTTCGGCGTGGCGCCTTTAAAGTCAGGTTCATCACAGCGCCCCAAAACCACCAGATGGAGGCTCACCCATACCCGGCAGCGGCAGTTGATTGCTGCTGGGCGTCACGCGACCACGTGCGCTCGGCGATAACCCAAAGTGGCTAAGGTATTTATGCACTTGCTCGGATGCCTTGTTTGCGCCAACCCAATGCGGTGAGTATGTAAAATTACCATTCGGCGTTTTCAACATAAATCCATCGCCGTCGTTCCATTCAAACTGCGACGGGTCTTTCCCTTCCTGCAACCATGCCGCTTCGGCCGCCTCGCGCTTCGCAGCGCTGGACTCGATGGCCGCTTGCAGCCGCTCTTCGCACCAAACCCACCGAGCATACGCCTGGCAATACAGCGCCAGAGCTGCTCGATCAATTCGAGCGATCAATCCAAGCGACTGCAACTCCGGGGTGATGCGGCGCCACTCTTTTTTCGCTTCGGCGATCAAGTGCCGCGGGCAGCCGGGTATATCAACTTCAGGGTTAATCCCATCGCTCAACTG